TGCCCGGCGCACTGGGTGGGGGGCGTGGCAGTAACAGTGGCATCGACTACGCCGACTATATCAACGCCCGGTTGGCGTGCAATTGCGATGCGGGTGCGGCGGGCAAGGGGCAGCTTCCGTTGCTGCACGTGTCGAGCGGCTATGCGCAGCCCTGCAAGGCTGTCAATGGTCACGAGGGTAGTTACATTACCTGGGGTGCGGGCAACAACCTGCCGAACGTGGTGAGCCTGTTCTGTTCGCTCAGTCCCTACACCGCTGCCGCGCTGAAGTTCAACATCGACCTGATAACGGGCATGGGACCAAAGCCGATGTACCAGTATTCGCAGTACGTGGGCGGCAACCTGCTCAATAAGCAGATCAGCTACGAATACGCTGGCACCCTGCTCAAAGGCTGGAAAATAGACCTGCTCCGCCAAATCAACGACCTGAAAAACGCAAGTGTCCCGTCTGCTGCTGTATTACAGCAGCCATCAACCATCACCACCACCGACCGCGTGCTCGGCGGTTCGGCCACCGAGGAAGTGAGCGAATACGAGCAGGCCCTGCGCGACCGTCTGGCCGAAGTGGAGCACGACCTCGAAGTGTGGGAGCAGACGATGAAGGAACTCTGCGGCGACCCCGACGCCAAGACCGTCGAAGAGCAGATAGGCTTCCTCGGTCACAACAACCTGCTGCAGACCTTCCAGCAGCTGTACGCTGATATGTTGCAGTACAACATCTGCTTCCCCGAAATTGAACTCCAGCAGACCTACATCGACCCGCAGACGGGCCACGAGGTGAAGTCCTTCAAATGGAATCCCAAGGCCGTAGGCATCAAGTGGAGGAACGCAAAAACGATGCGCTTGGAGCAAATGTCAGACCAAAACCTTATACGATATGTTTACATCAGCAACCAGTGGCTATCATCCCCAGAACAAACCGTCATCACGAAGGACAGTGATTTTAAGATCGACGCCATGCCAGCCCTCAATCCACAGTCGCCGTCGTCCGACCTGGAACGGCTTGCACGAGACACCCGAACCGCTAATGTTGGCAAAAAGCGCCGTCCCACTCATGTAGTACTGCCCGTGCGTTACAACGAGTACGGTCATCCCTATTACCCGATTCCTGCGTGGTACTCGGTGTTCAGCGGCGATGTCTACACCTACGCCTCGCTGCTCATCAGTGACCGCAAGAAGCGCCGCGACAATGCCAATGTGATAGGCAGGATTCTGTATGTTTCGGACGAATACATACAGCGAATGTATATCCAAAGGCACCTTGATACGCCCGAAGACCGCCGCAAGTTCTTCAACGATGAAATTGTGAAGCCCATCAACGACTTCCTGAAGAACCGCGACCACATGGGTGAGCCGATGCTGGCCTATACGTTCAAGGACAGCGACGGCAAGGTGTATAAGTCGTGGGAAATCGTTGAGGTGGTGGATAACGACAAGTCGATGGCCGAAGCCAACAAGGAGGAACTGGCCGAAATCAGCAGTATCATCCTGTTTGCATGGGGTGTCGATAGTCAGCTCATTGGCAACACGCCCGGCACGACGACCCGCTCAGGTGGCACCGACTTGCGCGAACGTTACCTGCTGAAACAGGTGAACACCGCCCTCATGCAGCGTCTTGTGCTGAACGTGATGGATGTCATCACCACCCGCAACCGCTGGGACCCGCATCTGACGTGGACCATTCAGCGCGAAGTGCTGACCACCCTCGACAACAGCAAGACGGGCGTCACCACCGCCGAGACGACGTAGAATGTAAATGGTAAATTGTAAATAGTAAAATAGTACATAACAAGATGTTAATCACAACAATTAAAGAGCTTCGCCTCTGCTTCCCTACGCACGCCATCGACCACATTGAGCCGTATGTGGGCTACATCGACAACAGCGAACATGAGTTCCTGCTCAATCCGCTCGGTCAGCCGCTCTATGATAAGTTGTGCGACTGGTACGACGAGCACAAGGAGGACTATAGCCAGACGGACGGCAAGGACGTGGGCTACTACAACCGACTGCTGCTGATGGCGCAGCGGTGCGTGGCCTTCGACGCGATGGGACGGTCGTATGATATGCAGGCGGTCAGCGTAAACAACGCAGGACTGAACTTTGCCACCGCCGAGGACTACCCCAAGGCCGACCGCGACGCAAAGAACGATGCGAAGAACGCCTGTTCACGCGAGGCACACTCGGCACTCAACCGACTGCTCTACACGCTGGAGCAGTGGACGGCCATAGCCCCAACCGCTGAAGACTCTGTGCCCGCTGGTTTACCCGGCGGGGATTACGAACTCTTTGAGATAGTCAAGTTCTGGCGCAGTAGCCGCTACTTCTACCTTGCGGCGCAGTTGCTGATACCAAGTGCCACCGTGCTGCAGGAGTACCTGAACATCTACGACTCCCGCGAAAAGTTTATCCAGATGCTGCCCGACCTGCACTTTATCCAGGAGGAACAGATTGCCCCGTCCATCGGCGAGGACTTCTGCGAGTACTTGGTGAACGCACAACTGCTCGGCGGCACCAAGCGCGACGCCACGGCGGCTATGGCCAGCACACCGCTGTCGCTTTCCGACGATGCCGACATACCGCCGACCATGCGCCGTCTGCTGCATAAGCTACGCAAAATCGAGGCCACGCTGCTCGAAGGCCGCACAAAGGTCATCAAGGTCGATAAGGACCGCCGCATAGCCGCCCACGACGAGGGCATCCGTCTGCTCGGTCTGTTTACCGACTACTGTCAACAACACCAGTCGGCCATCCTGAAGGCCCTCGATCAGCAGGCAGGCTACCCGCCCACTGCCGCCGCCATGCTCTCGCCGCAAGACCAGGAGACCATCGCCACCGACGTCCTGCAAGGCTGCCTCGAAGCCGAAGCCCCCTTCACCGAAAGCCCCCTTTTCGTCGCCCCCGACTTCCCCACCGAAGCCACCACTCCCGCTGAATCATCAGCGGGCAACTGCACCTGCTGCACCGACAACCGCTCGAGCATGTCCATGCTCGTCACCCCGCCGTTGCTTTAACCGTATGCTGCGGTTCTGCCGCAGCCATCTCTCGCGAAATTCCTCTGGGATAGGAATTTAAAAAAGTAATCCCGCCGTGTATAAAGCTCTCTTACCTTCCTTATACAAGTAATCTGCCAGTAACGGCCAGCGGGACTACAATAATCCCTCTTGCTGTTACTGACAGATTTTGCATTCACTAAGGAAGGTAAGAGGCCACAAAGTTAATCATAATTTCATAAATTCTAACTATGAAACGTATAGAATTAACCATTTTTAGTGCAGGTGGACTTAAAATGCTGCAAAAGTGCGGCATCAGACCCGATGACGAGCGTTACATTCCGCTTTATCGGGAATACACCGAAATGCTTGCGCACGGCGATAAAGTGACGTATATCCAAGACAAACTCGCCAAGAAGTACGGCGTATGTCCACGCACCGTCTACGACATCTTTACACGGCTCGACGAGCACGTATCTGTATTATAGTCAGCACTTTGCAACGGCCTTTCTGAGCGTGCAAGGACGATGCAATGCTATAGTCTGAAATTCTTTGTGTCTGCGGGTTATTTATGGTAACTTCGCAAGCGGAAGTCCTTTGGGACGACCAACAGTAAACATTAGTATTAACCGACACAAAAACATTTAGATTATGGCACTCGAAATGAATGACCTAATGATGTTGAGGGGGATGGATTCCAAGGAAGGTCTGTCGCCCTATGAGCAGGTGAAGCTCGACTATATGTCGAACAAAAATCACACCTCTGGTATTGGAGTCGCAGGACTCGTGTTAGGAACCGTTGGCACCGCAGTAGGCGTAGGCGCATGGCTCTTCGGTGGTATGTACGGCAATGCCAAGGCCAACCAGGCCAAGGAGGTTGCTCTCGCCGCCAAGGAGATTGCCACTCTGCAGAACAACGCCACCCAGCGTCAGTTGGATCAGCTGACCAACCTGTTTGCCGCAGAGCGTCAGGAGCGCATCGCCGGCGACCAGACCATCACCCAGACTGTCAACGACACCGTGAGTGGTAGTCAGCAGGGTACGCTCTCTGCACAGCAGGCTGCTGAACTGAGCGCTGTGAACAGTGTGATGACGAAGACCTATGAGGACTTCGTGACTGGTCGCGCTTCGCTGAATCCGACTCCCGTCAGCCTGTACTCGGCTCCCCAGCCCTGTGCTTGTCCTGCCAGCGGTTGCGGTTGCGGCGCGTAAGCGATTTGAGGGACTGTGACTGTTCCGTATGCTGCGGCACTGCCGCAGCCCCTCATTTCTAAATTCAATTCACGGCAATATGATATGTTTGGATATGGTAAACGAAAACGGAGGCTACAAATGGTACAGCAAGGATTAAGGGCAACAAGTAAAAGCAGCCTAAAACTGCAATGCCTCTTTTGCGCCAAGGGCGACCTGAAGGAGGCCAAGGAACTCTACGACTTCTTTGCCGCCGATATGCCCGACCTGCCCGATCAGGACCCCGTGCCGCCAACATGGCAGCAGAACACCGCACAGACGGTAAACGGCATCATGGCATGGGTCAAGGACAACCAGTCCACGCTCGCCCAGGCATACGACTTCCTACGCGGCATCTTTGACAAAAACGGCACGTTACCCGCTGCCAGCGGTTCTCCCGCTGCAACACCGCCCCTCCCTCCCATCAATCAGTAACAACTAATTCACGGCAATTATGAATGAGACAAAACAAGAACTCGGCGTATATCCCATCAATTTTGAGATTTATGCGCACAGCCCGCAAGAGGCTGAAGACGCTCGCATGGCTATCATCGCTTTTATTGGTCTACATGCTCAGCATGGTAGGGCGGTCACGGGCGAGAAAATAGCCAAGGCACTCGCCAACTGGGACAGCAACCCATTTGTAAAAAACAAAATCATCGAATATTTCAAATAAAAGATTATGGAACAGACAAACCAAACTCCACAAGGCCAGCAACCGCAGTTCCGATGTCCCGGCAACTGTCTGCAATGCCTTCCCGCACAGCGTCAGTATTGTGCATCGCAGCACGCCTACAGCAACATGCTTGTGCTCGATAAAGTAATGGAAACGCTCAATGCTATGCAAAGTCAGATTGCAACGATGCAGGGCACAGTACAGGAACTCACGGCAAAAATCGAGGCCATCCAGAACAGCGAAGCCGCCGTATTCGACCCCAACGTCGAACCCGAACTCTTCCCCAAAGAGCCCGCCGCCCCTGCCCCCACCGCCACCGCCGGATAGTGTGCCTCGCGGTTCTGCCGCGAGGAAAAGAATAGCACAGAAGGAGGACGGTGCAAAGAATAGGTCCTCGTATAAATAAACCCACAAAAACAAAACAACTATGGCATGTAATTCTCAGAACGGAAAGACTTACTACAACAGTCTGACCCCGTACCCCGGAGGCACCGATGCCTCTACCAGCTATCTTCTGGACTGCACGCATTATACATGCGGCAACCGCCAGATGTGTGTCAACTCAGCCGACGGATTCCCGCTGGCCAGCAACGTCGATATTCAGGTGCTTGGCGTGCCCCGCGCCGTCGGCAGCGAATACTGCTGCGATGTGCGCTGCATCTGCGACCTCACCTACCAGCAGGTGTACCGCTGCGGCAATGGCTGTCCTAACAGCTGTCTGCAGACCGAGAAGGTTATCGTGACCAAGTGCATCCCATGCCCGTCAGCCGACGTGCCCACCGTGACCGCCCTCGGCGTGAGTGCATCGCCCGTAGGCGCATCCTGCGGTTGCCCGTCCACCAACGTCTGCGAGGTGGAGTTTACCTTCACCGTTGCCACTGGCGCTTAATGCTATGGACTGGAGGGATATTGCAGCCATCGTGTTTGCGGCAACGGCGGTCAACCACCTCGGACTGATATCGGCCATCGAGCGCACCATCAAGCACTCCTTGCCCGTCATCAACTGCCCAAAGTGCCTGACCTTCTGGTCCGTCCTCGCCTACGGTTCAGTATGTTGCTGTATCACAGCAACCCCCACCACCGTCGGTTGTCTATCCATCGCCGCCGCCGTCATCTCCGTACCTGCAATATCCCTCCTATGCTCTTACCTTGCCATCTGGCTCGAATTACTTATGTACACAATCGACACATTATATAATAGAATATATGGCATCCTTGAAAACAACAACAAAGAAGAGCGCGACGAAAGCTAAACCAGAAGCCACCGTTCCCGACGGTTCTCCGTCGGGTCAAACAAAGCGCAAGCCAACAGTCGCCCCTCGCCGCGTACCCGTACACTACACTCCCCGCATCCCGACTGCCCGCTGTCCTGGGTGCTAAACGTCAAAATAAGAAATAAAAATCGCCAATTTTTGCTTATTTCGACAAAAACGTAAAAAACAAGCCGATTTCGGCGTGCTTAATGTATCATTTAAACAGAAAATAAGATGAACTCAACAGAACTAAAAGACCGCTACACAAGTCTCTACGACTACATGGCCAATAGCCGCAATCCCAAGAATATGAAGGCTTTCGGTTGCGTGATGACCGAGATGATGGACTACCTCATAGCCAACAAGCCCGACGTGGCAGAAGATATGATTGACAAGCTGGAGGCTATCAAGTGGCGTCAGTACCTCACACCAAAAGAGGCCGAGAAAATCGTTGCCGGCATGGACCCAAAAGCCCCGTGGAGCCGCGACCAGTGGAAGGGCGCGATGGAAGGTTTCGGCCTTCCATTAGATGATGCTCCTTATTACAACCGCTGCGCCCTCTGGGTGGAAATGAACAAAATCTATTCCGACTTCGGCGAAGAGATAGCCGCCCTGCTCGGCAAACCGCTGTCGCCCTCCGACAAGGACATCATCGCCGCCTGCTACAAGATGGCGCTGAAGAACTTGAAGGACAAGGACGGAATCTACGACATCCGCAAGTACTTCCTCTGGTAAAGCTACCATGCCCGACCGTTTTTGGTCGGGTAATCCCATGAACTACGCCGCCAATGAACAACGCCCTTGCCCGCCGTATGCTTCTTGAACGCATCTACGATAAGATGACCGACGAAGAAAAGCGTATATTCGTCCTGCTCTCCATGCAGAACAAAAGTAGCGAAGAAATCTTGCAGGCCATCCAGCAGAACCAGCAGCACCTGCAGCACTTGGTCGAAAAAGCCGACCGCGACCGTTGGTACACCGCCTTTGGCAGCGACGTCGCCGCCAACGTTCTCACCACCTCCGCCTTCTGGCTCTTAGGCAAGCTGTTCAAGCGTTAGTGTGTTTTGCGGTTCTGCCGCAAAAAGAAAAACCATTTATATCGCCGTGAATGGTGTGCGGAGCATCGTGCCCACAAAAAGACACATGCTCCGCATTACTCAATTCTGCTTACCAAGCAGCGGCCTTACTTCCTCCCATGTAGCCATCTCAGGATAGTTCATCTCTGGCCCATAGCTACCCACAAGGAATACTCTCCCTCCAGGCACCGCCTCTCCCGCCGTTGCCACTAATCCCGCCGAGTCATCGGAGGGTACATCAGCTCCAATCACAAAGAACTCAAACTCCCTTACCTTCGGCGGCTCCATATCGCTTTGCGCTATCTCCAACCGCCGAGCCTCCTTCACCCGCTCAATATCCCTGCGGCTCATCTGCGGCCATTGCTTCAGCGCCTTCCTGACTGCCGCCTGTTCCTCCTTTTGCATATACACCTCCCAAGCCTTCTGCGACTCCCGCAAGTACTGCCACTGCCAGCACCCGTTTAGAAACTGCGTCCAAGTCTTAGCGTCTCTCATCATCAGTACCGCCAACGACCGTTCAATCATTAGCCGCCTATGCTGTTCATCAAACCAAAGCAGTCCGCTTTGCTCCAACCGCTCCAACGTCTTGAACGCCTCAAACAGTCTCCCATTTTCGCGCAGTTTCCTCCGCTGCGCCTTCTTCTCCTTGAAATTCTTAAACCAGTTCTTCATAATCCTTATATATTTATTATAATCACCTTCCCTTTTCCGTATGCTGCGATTGCATCGCAGCCCCGCCTAACGCCCGCCCGGCGTCATCAGCAGACTTGTCCTGAACCTGAACAGCTTCACGCCGATATACAGCGAGTCGAAAGCGTCTGTGATGTCGGTGCGGTTCTGCAGCGGTGTGCCGTCCTCGGTGTCGGCCAGCTTCTCGCCGCTCTTGTTCTTGGCCACTATCTTCGTTGTGCCGTTGTAGCGCTCCTTTATCTCGGTCAGCTGCATCGCCACTATCAGGTCCTCGTTGTTTACACGGTTGATCCTGATGATGGGCAGCGAAAATCCGCCAAGCGCCTCGTTGATGATTTGCCACTTGGTGTGATGGTTCTGCGGCACGCCCATGTCGATGCCCACCACCTCCCAGCCGTACTTCGTCAAGTCGTCGATGATGGTGTCCTTGAAGTCCTTGGCGGCTTCGATGGCATAGCCACGGAACTTGGCCGTCGCGTCGTAGTAGTAATAGACCGTGCGGTTGTGGCCACGGTGCGGCTCGTAGTAGCGGTTCCACTCTTCCACCAGGGCGTGAATCTTGCGCTCGTACAGGGCGTACATAGAGCCGAGCACGTTCAGACACTCCTGCCCGTCGCGCTTATACACCTGCCCAGTAACCACGGTCGTGATATTGGCATTGTAGTCAAAGGCTATATGCAGCGGCAGCGCATCCACCACGTCGCCGTCCTGCGTGCAGTTATCCACCTTGCCTAAGTAGTCGTAGTCTGGCGACAGGTATTCCTCCTTGTACTTCGTGCCTGCTTTCACATACTCCGATGTCTTCACGCGGTATGCCTTGTCGATGATCGGCGCATCCTCCGGCACGTAGCCATGCACGTTCTCTATGTCCAGATTGGCATAGAAACCGTCGTTGGCCTTATTCTTCTTCTCATTCAGAATACTGATGGAGAAAACGCTCGGGCTCAGGTCACGATACATCGTGGCGATATAGTCAAGACCCACCACGTCGGCATTGTCCAAGGTCGATGCCCGGCAGAAGTAGAACGCCCACGACCGCAGCAGACGGATGCGCTTCAGGTAGTCGTTGTTCGGGATGTTCAGCTTCATCATCTCAAACTGGTCGGCCTTCGTCACCAGGTACTTGCGGTTGAACAGCAGTGTGGCATCGTCCTGCGATATCAGCTTGTATGCCACCAGCATATCCACGCAACCCTTCGAGTCGGCGGCATAGTGCTTGGGAATGATGCGGTACGGTCCCTCGCGCTTCGCGACGGCCTCGTACAGTGCCTCTATCTCCTTCTTCTTCTCCGGCTTCACCTCCGTAGGTTGCTTGCCCTCCTTCTTAGCATAGTAGAAGAAGTCGTTCCACTTGATGACGCTCTCGGCAAACGCCTCCAGCTCCGTCTGTATCTCGCGGTACGTCATTCCTGTCAGCGGACCCGTTAGCGGGTGTGTGTCCAGTTTGTCCTCCTCCTGCTCCAGCCACGACTGCTTCAGCGTCAGTCCGGCATCCGACACGAACGACGTGCCGCAATAGTACGGATTGGCACGGCTGAAGGCATCGGGATTGTAGATGTTTGTCTCGCCCGAATTGGCTGGTATCACCTCGGCATACATCTTCTCCTTCTTCGTAAAACGGCACTCGTCCCACGATATATGATTAAAGGTATAGCTGTTACCGGCACCAATCTGGGCGGCACTGATCAGCTGCATGATGTGGCCGTTGGCAAACCACACCGTGTCGGCCTTCTTGTCGGGGTCGTTCAGCGGCTTGGGCACCCACTTGGGCGGCGTGCCACCACCGAAGTGCGTACCCTCCTTCAGTCCGTAGAACCTTGCCATCGCCGTCTTTGCACTCGGCCACGTCTTCATCATCGTCTGAGCCCGCGATATGCCGCCGAAAGCACTCTTGCCCTGCGGCAGCGACTTCACCACCTGAAACTGCCGGTCGCCCTCATGCTCCGACTTTCCCACACGGCGGCTGGCCACCCAACGCTCGTCGTGCGCCCCAATCACGTTCGCCATTCGTTGCGGACGGTTCATGTATATATCAACACTGTCTGCCATAGTCCTTCTGTCTGTTTAGTTTGTTAATAGCCCCTCTGTCCCGTATGCTGCGATACCATCGCAGCCCTCACCGTCTTCTCCTTGCAAACACGCACGGCTCGCCCGTCGCTATTGAGCACTGCATCCTGAACCCCGCCAACTGCAAGTCCTCGATATACAGCTTCAGCGGGTCGCCCAGGCCGCACACATACGCCTTGAACACCTCGCGCAGCCGAGCGTCGTCAAACTGCTCATACCCGTCATCGCCCTCGTTGCACGGCACATAGCCGTTCACGAAGGCCGACACCTTCTCCTGAACGATGAAGTCCCTTAGCGACACCTTCGCCACCTCCACGTCTGGCTGCAACTCCTGCACGTCCGGCGCGTCCTCCCAGTCGTCCCAGTCCTGATTCTTGTTCTTACGTTTCTTTGTCATAGTCTTTATCTTTTTTATATTGTTGTTTCAGCCCCTTTTTCAGCGAAGTATACTTGCGGGGCGCGGGAAGTATACTTTCGCCGCACGGGAAGTATACTTCCCATTTTCAGCCCCTATTCAGACCGACCCTCGGTCGGGTTTCAAACCGATTCCTCATATTTCTCGACCACGGATTTCACGGATTGAGCGGATTTAAAAAAGTTCCAGTTGCACGGCCTGCTGTGCCGTGGGGTGGTTTATCCAGTCGAGCGTGGTCTGTCCGCTCCAGCCCTTGCGCCACACCCACCAGGCGTAGCTGACTGCCGAACCGCCTCCGGCTATCATGCCGTCGAAGTCGGCGTTCTTGGCGCACAGCACGCGCTCCGAACATTGCAGCACCAGCGCAGGCGGCGTGACACCGAAGATGCGCTGATAACGCTCCTTGCCCTCGGCAAACGTGGTCTTCAGGAACAGACACAGCAGTCCGTCCGTTGGCAACAGT